GTCTAGATTAATTTGACCACCATTATCGTTTTCTATCTGTAAAACTCTATAACCACTGCCACCTGCTTGAGTTGATACGTCAACAGAAGTTGTGCCTAAACCAAGATTGCCACTATCATCAACAATCAAATGTGGTGTTCCAAACCCATCTGATTTTGCAATAACAAAACCTGCTAAACTTCTATCAATACCAATCGAATAATTTCTATGTCCTTGAGTTTCAAAAGTTATAAGTGCGTCATCAGCGGTATTTGTACCAAGATTATGTACATCAATACCCATTGCAGCACTACCACCATCTTGTTGGACTGATAAAGTTTTTGGTGGCGAGCTTGTGCCAATTCCTACAGCAGCAGTTGTGGTTAACCCACCATCTTTTAATGTTACACCGTCAACGGCTACACCGTTGGCGCTGGTTACTTCTGAAATTGTATTAGCTTTAATAATATTATTTACGCCATCTATTTCTACACTCATACTACTACCAATACTCCGTTAACTTTACATATACCATTAAAGGTTACAGGTCCTGCAAGAACTGCAGAATCTATTTCAATATTATTATCAATTGTTTCTTGATGGGTCCAGATACCGTCTTTAGCAGGATCTTGACCGATATATAAAAGATTATTTTGTTCAGCCATATATCCTCCTATGTGCTTATTGCATCAACCCTACTGATCCAAGCGTGTACTCCGTTAGCTGTGCCACAAAGAGCACGAACAACATCGCCATTGTTTAAAACTATTTTAGAACCACCTTGTATCAATTCAATGCTACCAGCTGCAGGAATAGACGCACCTTTTATAATATAAAAATCTGTGCCTGCTCCATTTAAGTCAATATAAACATCAATAGTAACTGTAGTTGTTAGAACATTTGCTAGTCTAAGTCCTACAATTGCATCGTCTGAGTTAGCCGTTAATAGGTTAGTTTCAGAGTTTGTAATTACTATACCGGTTGATTCAAAATCTTGTGCCATAATATCTCCTTATATCACAGAGCGATCGCCATCGCAACTGCGAATCCTGCTGTTGTTTTAGTATCTATTTGTGTCTGAATAGCTGATGTTACGCCATCTAGATATCCAACTTCTGTGCTAGTTACGGCACTTACCGAAACGTCACCACTGCCGTCAGAAACCAGGGCTCTTGATGCTGTCAAGTCTGCCATTTTACTAAAGGCAATTGCAGCACTAGATTTAATATCAGCGTTAACTAAATTAGTAATTGTGTTGTTATCAGAGTCTATAGATTTATTAGTTATTGTTTGTGTTGCTGCTATACCAGCTAATGTGTCTGTTGCTGAAGGTAGTGTTAGTGTTACATCTGCTGTTGATGCTGGACCAATTAAAGTTGCCTTATTTGTGCCATTGTCACTATCTTCAAAAAATTCTAAAAACCCAGCACTAGTAGCACCATTCTTTAATTGAATACCTGCATTTGCAATTGGTGTTGTTAGTGTTGGTGTAGTTAATGTTTTATTAGTTAATGTTTGTGTTGCTGCTAAACCAACTAAAGTGTCAGTTACAGCAGGTAAAGTTAAACTAACGTTACCGGAAAAAGCAGAGTGAGCCGGTGCTTTTATCTCTGCATAGTGAGCGTTACTTGACTCACAATAAAATCTTACAACTGATTGTGCACCTGTGTTTTTAACATCTATAACACCACCAGAAACAAGTAAATCATCAGCAACTGTAAGATCTGCCGGTACAGTTACATTACTACTTGCATCTTCAAAAACTGCTTTACTTGCTGGTAAAGTACAAAATATATCTTTTGTACCAGCAGAAAAACTAACAGCATTGTCAGAGTTAGAACTTTTAAAAACTTCAGTACGGGTTAGAGTAGTTGAGCTACCATTAAGAGTACCACGACCAGTTTCGAATTCAGCACCGCCACGTAAAGTTATGGCATAATAGGTTTCATTGCTGTTACCTATGCCAGCAGCAAATGTTATAAAAGATTGTTCAGCGCCACCAAGAGTCATTGCTCCTGTTCCAGTGGTTGTACTGGTTTCTCTTACTCTGTCGTTAACGACTAAAGCCATATAAATTTATCCTTTACGCAATTCTTAAAATAGCGTCTGTAGCATTAGCAGTTGGGAACTGAACAATAAAATCTCCATTAGTTGCAGTTTTACTTCCGCCAAAGTCTAATACCAAACAAAGTTTATCACTTGCACTTGTGTTAAGAATAACTGCGCCTACCGCAGTTAAACTAACCGAAGAAAAAGTTTCCGCACTAAAAGTTGCATGTGCAGTAGTACCTGTTGCTGCCACGGCTTGTCCATCTAACGCATTGCCTTTTGCACTGTAATTTGTACCTGTAGTACTTACTTCACCTGTTGTGCTGTAAGCAGTAGAGGACGCACTAAATCCAGTGATATCAGTATAAAGAGCAAGTTTAAAAGTGTTTCCGCCGTTTGCAAAATTGTGTGTACCAGATAAAAGCTCTGTTTTGAAAGCTGTAGGTATAATATTTGCCATAGTGTAGTCTCCTTAATAAATTATGGTGATGGTGATTGAATAGGGATGCGCAGTGCACCATCTCTGTATTCGTCCCTGCGTCTACGACCTTGTTGTTGTGCCGCATACGTTTGTACTGCTTCTGCATAAGAAGCTTCATACAGTTGTAGCATATTCTCAGGACCTTTCAAGTATTTAAAAGTCTCTACTAGTGATGCATACAACAATAAATCTGGAGCATAGGTAGAGATATCAGTTGTTTGAGATTCTGATGTAGTAATAGTTGTAGGGTGTTTTATATAGGCCATAGTCAGTGTATATGCTTTATCTGGTGTTGGTGCCACTACCCAATTATCTGTGTCCCAATGAGCGTAATATTTTGGAATAGCTCGATCACTAGCATTATCTGGATCTGGGTGATACTCAGCTATAAAAGATTGATCAACTTGTTCTAGGTATATTTGATCAGAAGTTGTGTCGTCAGTAATCTGCACTGAACGTATAATCCTAGTTCCAACTGGAACTGTAATATATCTAACTCCCGTTACTGTTTGTGAAGTTGCATAAAATTTATTAGCATCTGCGTCTACTGTTCTAAATATTCTATTTTCTGCGTTAATAATTATTGTGTTAAGAATACTATCAGTCAATACAGTATCGCTGACTTCTGTATAATCTCTAAGTGCTGTTCTTAATGTTGCTAATGTAAATGCCATATTAATCCTAACTTACTAAAGTGGTTGGTCCAGAAGATGTAAACATTCCACCACCTAATATACTTCCTGTTGTAGCAGTGTTTGTCGCAACAGTAAAATGATAAAAGTCTGTTCGCGTATCTTTATCTGCTGGTGTTGTTGTAATATTACCACTTGCATCTTTATATCCAAGTGTAATCGTGTATCCAGCAGCACGGCCAAGGTTAGCTGGACTAATACCATCAAAGCCATCTGGAAAACCATAGCTTCTAACTAATGTAGTTGTATCAGTCGGAGGATTTGTTCCTGTACCTGCTTGACCTATTCCGTAGAAACGAACTGTGTCTCCTGCTGTTCTTCCATGTCCTGGTTCAAATACATTTATGTCACCTGACCCTGCAAGTCTTGTTTCAAATGCGTCTGGTCCTAATAATCTTAGTGAAGCATTTTCTGTTCTTGCTGGTCTAGCATTTTGTAATCCTTGAGGATCATTTATTCTAGCTCGTGGTTGTAGTTGAGGATGTTTTGATTCAAACTCTGAACGATGAACAAAAGCACCATTCCATTCTTTTCGCATTTCGTTATAAGGGAAAGCCATACCACTACGATCAGAAATTGCTAATGCTTTTTTACCTCTTGCAAAATTAGACATCTGGATAATACGCTCTCGGAGTTATAAAGGTGCTTGAAGAAGAACCATCTTCTGTTAACGCTCTTTGTAGTTCGTCTTCGTATATTAATTTTGTTCCTTGTACTAATTCTGGGGATGTTTTTTGAGCTAAATAATAAGCTAGACCAGATATCATGCAAGGCACAAATCGATACGGTACATCTACTGTATTGGTGTAAGCCCCTGCATCTTGTATTCTTTTAGCAAAGAAAATGTGAACATTTTCTGCTGCCGCTGTTGAATTAGGTGTAGGGTAGAAAGATATACTAACATGATCACTAAACCGTCTTACATAGTATTGATTAGGTGTGCCTTTAGATAATTTATTAGCTAGAGCAGAATAAGTAGAACGATCAATCTTATTCATAGCTGAATCTGATTGACTTGTTTCTCCTCTATTTGTTCTGTAACTTGCTTCTAAAATATCTTCAAAACCATACAAACCATTAGTAGGTACAGTGGTTGCACTTGTGCCATCAGTTGCTGCTCTAAAAAATTTATACTCTGCTTGACCTTCGACTAGATCAATAGAAGTACTAGCTATTTCCCAATAGTGTAAACCTCTATTAGCCCACTCTTGAAGCATTATATTTAAAGAACGTCGTGCTGAAGACAGTTGATAGCCTGTCATTTCCTTAACACCTACGCGTTCGTAAGCCTCGCGGAAAATTTCGTCTATTGTAAAACCACTTTCGAAAACGTTAGTGCCGGAAGTTGCCATTTAGCTAGCCCCCTTACCCAGTATAATATGCTACAAAATGATCACAATTTGTTAATGCAACATAAGCGCCAGTGTTAAATTTAATACCGTCATCAGGTATATAGTGATCAAAAGATTCATTAGCTCCTGATCCAAATTTAAACTGAGCTTTTATTTTTGTGCCACT